CATACCGTGTTCAGCACGTAACAGCTTCCTGACTTTTTGCATTTCGTTGTTACACGACCTACATTCAGCTCGTAAGTAGTTGCCACCAGAAGCAAAGTTAAAGTTACTAAGCGGCATATATTTTTCACACTTGCTACATGTCTTACCATCATCATCTCCAAGATCTGAATGTTCGTTTAACATTATGTCGAACGTTTCCTGTTTCATCAGTGTGTCTCCGACCAGTTATCCCCTACTTGATACTCACCATCGAGAGGGCAGTTTAAGTTTAAGAGGTGAGTAGCCTGTCTAATCGCCTCAACACCTGCTTTACCTACAGCATGTGCATCATCTTCGTGACACTCTAACTGCCACTCATCGTGGATGTTACCTACAAACTTAGCTCGTAAGACTTGAGACTCTATAGCTTGATTGAAAGTAACCATCGCTTGCTTCATTACTATCGCACCAGCTCCTTGGAATAGAGTGTTGAGTGCGGCATGAGGGGAACGAACAGTTAGCTTACGACCGTCTAAGCCTTTAAGGAATCCGCCTTTAGCTTGGCTTTGAACTCGTGTCGTAAGAGCTTTAAATGATGGCAGATTATCAAAGAATTGTCTTCTAAGTTTCGTGCCAGCGTCTCTGCCTCGTCCAACCACTGTTCCAAGTTTTGCATCTCCTGCTCCGTATAAGAGTGCATATATGAAAGTCTTTGCCTGATTTCGTGATTCCAACCCAGCAAGTCGCTGATTGGCTGAGTGAATGTCTCCGTTAAGGATCTCATTTGTATACTCCTCGTCGTTCATATAGTGTGCAAGCATTCGAAGTTCTAACCCAGAAGCATCGATACCTACGAGTTTATGTTTAGGTGGTACAACCCAGCAGCCCCGACACTCCTCACCGTAAGGAGAGTTAGAGCTAGGAACCTGTGCCATGTTAGGATGTGAGTGTGTCATACGTCCTGTCACAGCGCCGTTAGGATTGACGTAGCCATGTACTCTTGAGTCATCAGTCATTTCTTTTAACCAACTGTTGACCTGAGCTAATCGCTTCTGAAGCATTAAGTACTCAGCAATCAACCCTGCTTGTGGTATTTTTGTCAACTTACTTAATGTAGTCTCATCAACAATAGGTTGACCTGTAGGTGTATGCTTCTTAGGCTTCCAACCAAACTCAATCAGGTACTCACCAATCTGTTTACGTGACCCCAAGTTAAATTCAATGTAAGTCCTACGTTCAATGATGCCCTTAGCATTCGAGTCACACATAGATGTGTACTCCTCTTCAGTTAAGCGGACACCTTTGCCGTGTTGATCCTTACTCATCTTAGAAACTTTACCAGCAGCAGTGAGCTGACCAGTAAGCATCTGGATAATAACTTTAGGTTTGAAAACTTCTTGGACTTGTACAACTAAGTTAGCCAGCTTCTCTTCGAACATAGCTACTAACTTCGTAGCCTTCTCAACGTCGAGTAGAAAACCGTTACGCTTTTGTAAGTCTATAATCTTAGCGACCTCATGCTCTAGTCGTACTGACTGGGCAGTGAATCCCTTTGACTCAAACTTGAGAGCGTTGTAAACTTTAACGTTAAGCTCAACGTCATTGACACAATACTCTAACATCTCCGGTGTGTACTTGTCCCATGCTCCCTCACTCTGACCGTAGTCACCCTTGTTATACTTCAGGCGGTAGCCCCAAGACTCTAAGCCATGTCCACCCTCACGAGTTGGCTTAAACAATCTTGACAAAACTAGGGTGTCTACAAGTTGGATGTGGCTCAAATTGAGACCTGTTACCTTCTCAATAGCTGGGATGTCATAGCCTATAATGTTATGACCAATCAACTTATCAGCAGAGGCTAATAGATTTAAGCCCTCTTGAAGTTGTGACGGGTCATACTTATAAACTTCTTTGGTATCGGGGTCAATGGCTACGATGCAATGTATCATAGTGGGATCAAGTCCGTCAGCTTCTATATCAAATACTAATCTCATAGCTCATCCTCACCTGTGAATTCATCGGGGTCGTAGTCATCTACTTCGTTAAGTCTACCAGTTTGTTGATCGTATTGCAAGCTTGTAGCAAGACCAACGTTACCAGTGTATCTCGACTTTAGAACTCGAACTTTGGTGGTCGATGCCTCTATCTCATCGTCTGATTGCTGGTTTCTTTCCAGTCCAATTACACAATCACTTAGCTGTGCAATAGACTGTGAACCTCTAAGGTGTGACAAGCCTGTCTCGATACCGTTCTCGTGTCCTCTGTTACCCTCTACTCTACGAAGGTGAGATACAAGAATCATACATACACCTGTCTCTTCTACAAGACATCTAAGCCTGTGCATAATACTATCAATAGCTTTACGTTCGTCACCCTCTAAGGCTTGAAGAACTAACATGTGAAGGTGATCAACTACTACCCACTTACAATCTAAACCAACGATCAGGTAGCGTAGCTTACTGAAGATGTCATCTAAGTGAGTAACACCAAGGTGAGCATGAATCCAAACACGTCCCTCGTTCTCTCCCATGAAGACCTTGCGGTAATAACGTTCGAGCTGCTCATCACCTATATCATTCTTAACGCTGTCTAAGTGTAGCTTGGCGTTAGCTTCAACAGCCATGATACCCTCAGCAGTACGCATCCAGTTCTCTTCAAGAGCTACGATACCTACGTTGTCGTCAGTCTGATTGATAAGCCAATGCTCTAGCTCTCGTGTCACAGAAGACTTACCAAGACCAGTACCACCTGTCAAAGTAATAAGCTCACCTGCTCTCATACCTTCTAGCTTGTCGTTAAGACCACGCCAAGGATACGGGATAGATGGTAAGGTTTCTGAGCGTAAACGTTTGTACTCATCTAGCTGGTTGGATAAGTTCATGATACCTGTTGGGGTATAGACCTTAGCGTCCCAGAAACAATTGACAAACGTTGAGTGCTTACGATCCTTCAGCATATCGTTAGGATCTTTAATGCCCTCTGGCAGCGTCATGATCTTAGCTTTGTTGGGGGTGAGGAGTTTAGCAACTGCTCTAGCTCCATCCTTACCTGCTGTGTCAGAGTCGAAACAAATAACTACAGTGTCGAAAGACTCTAAGAACTCTAAGCTATTCTTAACATCTCCAGCACCACCTGCTGCACCAGACTTTATGGATACAACAGGCCACTTGCTACCAAGTAATTCATAAGCGGCCATGGCATCACACTCGCCCTCAACGAGTGTAATAAATTTACCGCCTGTTTTAAATAGCTGCTCTCCGAAAAGACCAACTCCCTTTGGTGATGAAGTCCACATGAACTCTTTGTTTGCCTTACGGATTTTAGATGCAGCCTCGTCGCCCTTAATATAGTAAGGGTAATCGTGATCTACAATCTTACCGTTGTGCATCTTACTCTTAACGCCATACTTCTTAGCTGTGTCTAAACTAATACCTCTGTCTGTTAGTGCATTAAAGTTACGGGATGGTGCGAAGCCATCGTTACTATGGTTACTCTGTACAGTAAACTCGATGATGTTATCCTCTTTCGGTTGTTGTACGTCCGATGTACTATAGTCCCTAAAATATTTATTGCAGCTAAAACATTTAGCAGATCCGTCATCGTTTACTGAGACTGGATCGCTCCCACCACAATCGTGGCAGGGTTGGTTATGAAGTACGAATCCCATAATGGTTCCTTAGTTTAAGGTGAGGGTGCTAGTCTTCGGTTGGTTCGGGTGGTGTATCTTCCTCCTCTACGATAGCATCATCATTAAGGTTCTCTTCAACATGCTTAGTGAGAGCTTTAATTGCATAGGAATTGACTTCGAACTCAGCTTGAATCTTACCTGCAAGCTGTTGAGCTTTGTTCAGATAGATGCAAGACTCTCGCACGTCTTCTGATAATTTATCTATGTCGTAAGTGACACCGCCTACATTTAAAACATTCATTAAAATTCTCCTTCCATATCTGCGTCATCGAAGCTATCGAACTCAGCTCCATCGGGTGATCCTACTTCTACTAAACTAAGAACTTGCATTGCTTGAAAGTCTAAACCCTTAAAGGTCTTACCTTTCCATTGCGATTCCCAAGCCTTGTACTGTACCTTAACTTGTGAGCCGTTACCAATGGTGCAATCCAATTGGTTCTTAGCTTTGTCAAAGACTTTAGGTGCAGGTCGGATCATACCTGACGGGCCGTTGACCTTACGTTTAATAACAATTGCTGGGCCTTCATCCATTTGCTTAATAGTAAAACCATCTTTCTGAAACTTCTCAGCTACATCATCAGCTACTACTAAGTTTACAGAGTACACTGGCTCGAACGTAGTGTTCGGAGTTGTTGCGCTCACCCAGTATGCAGTACCTTCTAAAATCGCCATGCTATTTTCCTCATTGGTTGTTGAATAATTTAGGGGTGGAGTATATCACATTTGGTATGTGTTGTCAACTACTATTTCTACTGTCTCTTCAACTACTGGTGTAGGTTCTAATTGCACCCCTACTTTCACCTCGATAGGTTCTAATTCTACCCCTACTTTCACCTCGACAGGTTCTGGTACAGACTCTACCACCTCTACCTCAATAGGTTCTGGTACAGATTCTACTACTACGACAACAGGTTCTGGTGTGATGTCTATTACTAACGGGCCAGCTTTAGTCTCAACGATCTCAATCTTAACTGGCATAGGTGCTGGTTCAAAAACTTCTACGACTCGTGGTGCTTTATCTTCTGAACTACAAGCTGCTAAAAATAATACACTTACTAATGCTAATGCTTTCATGTTGTTTCTCCAAGTGGTTTATTTGTTTCCGATACTATCGGGATCGAAGTTGTCAGACTCTTTAATAAAGATGCCGTCAACCATCATACCTTTACGATCTTTAATGTCGTTGTAAGCGTGGTCAACACAATCCTTAATTGAAATGTCATTACGTTCTGCTATATTAACTAACACTACAATGATGTCACCGATGTCGTCAATGGGACATGCACTTTTACATATACTATCTGATAGCTCACCTACCTCCTGAATTAATTTTAATACTTGTTGCTTGTCATCTGAACCTGCAATTAAGTTACGTTCGAAATGCCAATTAACAATGTTACCTATTGAATGTTCTAAGCCTGTCTCTATCACTATATAATTCCCCATTGATGTAGTATGTTACATGATATAAGGAAGCAAGTCAAGACATTTATTACAGCTAATGTAGTTCTTATTAGTGCAACAGTGTCTGCTTCCTTGTCACTATCCCCTGATCTTTCACCTAAACTTAAAGCCCATAATCTCCAAGCCTTCTTAACTCTTCGCACCATACTCTTCCTTCGTTTCAAACTTATCATCGGTTATATTAAAGATGCCTTCCTTACCTGTCTGTAAATTATACATGAGAATATATTCACAGTCGTTAATAGCATAGGGCCTAGCTAATCCTCCGTTAGCTGGTCGCCAGTTAGTGTGGCCGAAGTCAGTAGATGTTACTGGATCTATTTCTTTTTCTTGGTCGTGCTCACCGTTTGATTTCGAGCAGAAGATTCTATCAAAGTTATCACCGAATGCTTTCTTATCTACGTCACGAGCTGCACTACCTTTACCGCCATGTGTTTGACCTTTCATATTACTTCTCCTTATCTAAATCTTTAATACTCTTATATACTTTATCATATAAGCAGTCAATAATATCATAGGTGAACCACCCCATTATACATCCAATCATAAACAAACACAAGTCATACATCATCTTTATTCTCCTCTATAATTTTAAGTAGTAATTCTAATGCGTCAGCAATGCGGCCCACGTCTTCAACTATCTTTATTTCATCTTCAAGATCCATCTACATAACCCCGCTCTAACTTATATTGTAGTTGATAGATAGCCTCAATTATATCTAACTGTAGATCA